ATGTGGACACGAAAGCAGAAGACCACTTGTACGATGCGTTAAGGTATGGTATAATGTCACGACCAAGGTTTAGTATATTTGATTATGACCCTATGGGTAGACCCAGTGGCGGTATGCAAGTTGCAGATGCTACTTTTGGATACTAAGGAATAAAATATGGCTGAAGATGAAATTATGATTGAAGATGATGCTATTGCATTAGAAGATACAGATGACTCTGTGACTTTTGATGCTGATGTATCTAACATTATTCCTTTTATTCTTGAAAGATACAGTCGGGCTGAAGATTACCGATATCAAGATGAGGAGCGTTGGCTAAGAGCATATCGTAACTATCGTGGTTTGTATGGTCCTGATGTACAGTTTACAGAGTCGGAGAAGTCACGTGTCTTTATTAAAGTTACTAAAACTAAAACGCTTGCTGCGTATGGTCAAATCGTTGATGTTTTATTTGCTAATAATAAGTTTCCTCTATCTATTGAGCCTACAACACTTCCTGAAGGAGTAGTTGCCGATGTACATTTTGACCCAAAAGAACCGGAACAGATGCAAGCGACTACTTCGCTTACAAGTCCGTATGGTTTTAAAGGAGATGGAAATGATTTGCCACCGGGTGCAACGGCTAAAACGCTGTCTGAAAAACTTGGACCGCTAGAAGAAAAACTTGACCCTGTTCAGGATAAACTGAAAGAAGGTCCGGGCAAAACACCTACTGCTATTGAGTTTAGTCCTGCAATGATTGCAGCTAAAAAAATGCAGAAGAAAATACATGACCAGTTAGAAGAGTCAGGTGCTAATAAAAACTTGCGTAGCAGTTCTTTTGAAATGGCATTGTTTGGCACAGGTATTATGAAAGGCCCATTTGCTAAAGATAAAGAATATCCTAATTGGGATGACGAGGGTAACTATGACCCTATGTTTAAAACTGTTCCACAAGTAGACCATGTATCTGTGTGGAACTTTTATCCTGACCCAGACTCAAATAACATGGATGAAGCACAGTTTGTTATTGAACGGCATAAGATGTCTCGTTCACAAATGCGTATGCTGAAAAAACGTCCATATTTCCGTGGTCAAGTTATTGACGAATGCATTCAAATGGGTGAGAACTACACTAAAAAGTATTGGGAAGATGACTTATCTGATTATGCACCAGAGCATGGCATAGACCGTTTTGAGGTTCTTGAATATTGGGGTATGGTTGACACAGAGATGCTTGAAGAGCAGGGTGTAGATATTCCAGATGAACTAAAAGAGTTTGACGAGTTACAAGCAAATGTATGGATTTGTAACAACAAACTCATTCGTATGGTGCTTAATCCATTTAAGCCAGCTAAAATTCCTTACGTAGCTGCACCGTATGAAATGAACCCATACTCTTTCTTTGGTGTGGGCATTGCAGAAAACATGGACGATACGCAGACACTGATGAATGGGTTTATGCGTATGGCTGTAGACAATGCTGTATTGTCAGGTAATCTGCTTATTGAGGTAGATGAAACAAATCTTGTGCCGGGGCAGGATATGTCTATATATCCGGGCAAGGTATTCCGCAGACAATCTGGCGCACCGGGTCAGGCTATCTTTGGCACAAAGTTTCCTAATGTATCATCAGAAAATATGATGCTGTTTGATAAAGCACGTCAGTTATCAGATGAGTCTACAGGTTTACCATCATTTGCACACGGGCAAACAGGGGTAACAGGTGTAGGACGTACTGCTTCTGGAATATCCATGTTAATGAATGCGGCAAGTGGTAGTATTAAAACTGTTATTAAAAACGTAGATGACTATATGTTACGTCCCCTTGGTGAAGGTTTCTTCAGATTTAATATGCAGTTTGATTTTGACCCAGAAATTAAGGGTGACTTAGAAGTAAAGGCACGTGGCACAGAAAGTCTAATGGCTAATGAGGTTCGTAGTCAGAGACTTATGCAGTTCTTACAAATTGCAAGTAACCCAGCACTTGCACCGTTTGCTAAGTTCCAATATGTAATCAGCGAGATTGCAAAGTCAATGGACCTTGACCCCGATAAAGTAACCAACAATATGAGTGAGGCTGCTCTGCAAGCAGAACTAATGAAACAGTTCCAAGCACCAGCAGAACAACAACAGCCTCAAGCAACAGGTGCGCCACTTGACCCAACAGGTGCTGGTGGTGGAAATATAGGCACTGGTCAAGCACCAGTTCCGGGTGAACAAGGATTTAGTGGAAATGAACAAACAGCAGGTACTCAGCCGCCTCAAGCCGCTGGTGGGCAACAACCGCCAGTGGGAAGCATTCAATAGTTATATAGACCTAGCTATTGAGCAACACCAAAAGGTGTTAGAACAATCAGACGATACAATTATGATGCACCGTCAGCAAGGTGCTATCACAGCTTTACGTAAACTTAAATATCTGCGGGATGAAGTAAATGGGTAATTATAAAAAAGCAGAAGGTATTTTAGACAGCTATGCTAAAGGAGACCTGTCTGCAGCACAAGCCCAAAAGAAACTTAAAGGTTTTGGATATAAAGCTGACTTGCGAGGCAAGAGCAATACTATACCTGTTTATCCTCTAGACGGTGGTGATGGATTTGATGTAGAGTTAGCAAAGGGTGGGGCTATGCTAAGTAAACAAATGGAACTGTTTGAGCCTGTAGAGGGTGCGTTTGATGAAGGTGGACTTATGGATGAGGGCGGCACAGTTGACCCAGAGTCAGGTAATGATGTACCTGTAGGCTCTACACAGGAAGAGGTGCGTGATGACATTCCAGCCCAATTAAGTGAAGGTGAGTTTGTTTTACCTGCAGATGTAGTTCGCTATATTGGTTTAGAAAAAATAATGGCCCTTAGAGATGAAGCTAAAGCTGGTCTGGCTCGTATGGAAGCTATGGGGCAGATGGGTAACTCAGAAGAAGCTACTATACCAGATGGTGTTCCTTTTGATATAAATGACCTTGACATGGAAGACGATGGTATGTTAGAATATCAGGTAGGTGGTTTTGTACAGCCACAAGGATTTACTGGTATTGCTGGCTATCAGCCATCTCAGTTTACTAGCTACACACCTCAGTTTACGCCATATACTCCTGTGCCTATGCCAACAGGTCAACCGATGGCTCAACAGTATACTCCTCCAACACAACAGTTTACACCAACAATTTCACAGCAAACGCCTACATTTGAACAGTTAACAGGTGCAGCGCAACCATCTCCCGGTGGTTATGATGAAATGCGTACCTATGTAAATGACGCTGGCATGGAAATGCAAATACCGTTTAAAGATGGTAAGCCTATCTATCCTATTCCAGAAGGTTACAAAGTAAAAGGCGAGGCAGTAGATACAACTACAGATGTTAAAACAGAAACAACTAAAACTGCTGCTCCTGAACAGCAGGATAGTGGTGATGAACCATCAGACCCATTTGCAGGTAAACAGACTGTAAATCTTGGTGGCACTGTTGTTACAGAAGCAACTAAGAGAAAAGAAGGTGAACTAAGCGGATTTAAACCCGGTCAAGTTAGAGGTTCTACTAGATATTCAGTAGGTAGTGCATCCAGTGTGACAGGTGATTTATCAAAAAGAACTACTGCAGGTAAAGAAGGTGCTAATAGAGTTTTTGCTGGTTTAAAAGACAGCATTGCTGAATTTGGTAGAGGATTAGCAAATCAAGACCAAAAAACTTTAACAAAAGAGGATGGTTCTAAGATTACATTATCTGAGGCTTTATTTGAAAGCATTATGGGTGACAGATTTAGTGGAAAAACAAATGAAGTATTAGCAAGTATATTTGAAGTACAAAGTGCTATTGAAAAAAACTTTGGTGAAAACTACAGTAAAGATTTAGATAATAGACAAGCTAAAGAAATGGCAAAAGCAGCAGGTATAGAATATAAAGGACAAAGTTTAGCGGAACTTATAGCTACAGGTGTTGACTCTCAAGGCAATCGTTTAAAAGATTCATTTGATGAAGGAAAAGTATTTGACCCTGAAAAAGCAAAGAAAGAACAGCTAAAACAAGCACAAGAAAAAGGAGCAGAGAGAAAAGCAGAACGTGCCGCTGCTGCATCTGCTGCTGCTAAATTAGGAATTAGTGCCGAAAATCCTGACGGAAGTAAAAAAACTACACAAGAATTAATTAATGAAATGGCAGCAGAAAATAAACGCAGGGCAGAAGAACGGCAACGGCAACAAATGGGAAGCACACGTTCAGTTGGTGGAGGAGACAGTGACTCAGAAGACTATGGTGGTCGTCCTTCTTTTGGTGGAAGTGTAGGCTACGGTGGTGGCGTTGGAACTGGTGGTGGTGTTGGTGAGTCTTTTGGTGCTTTTGGAGGTTTTGCAAAAGGTGGTCTTGCTCAACAGATGAAGCAAAGTGGGTTAGCTTCTAAAAAATAATCCACATATCAATGGCTACCTAACCCCCCAACACTGGCTACGGTTAGCCCCATAAGGAGAAAAGAAATGGCTGAAGCAGCTATTATGGCAGAAGAAATGCAACCAGAAAAGAAAGTTGCATTTGCAAATCGTAAGTACACAAACGAAGAAAAGCGTCAACGTGAAGAAGCAGAACTAGAACAGCTTATAAAAGAAAATGCAGGTGAAACAGAAGAGCCTGTAGAGCAAGAAGCTGAACCTACAAACGCAGAAGAGAAAACATTTAAGAAGCGTTACTCTGATTTACGTAGGCATCAGCAGAAACAAGCTGAAGAATTAAAAAAAGAAATTGATGATTTAAAACGTCAACTTTCTGTTGCCGCACAAAAAGAAATGAAATTGCCTAAGTCAGATGAAGACATTGAAGAGTGGGCAGCAGAATATCCTGATGTGGCAAAAATTGTAGAAACAATTGCAATGAAAAAAGCTGCGGAGCAAACAAGTATTCTTGAAGACCGCATGAAAGCAATTGATGAGATGCAGCAGTCAGCAACAAAAGAAAAAGCTGAAGCTGAGTTGTTAAAGCTACATCCTGACTTTGATGAGATTCGTGATAGCGATGACTTTCATGATTGGGCTGATGAACAGCCTAAGTGGGTGCAAGATGCATTATACGAAAATGATAATGATGCACGGTCAGCAGCACGGGCTATTGACTTGTACAAAGTAGATAGAGGAATAAAAGGTGAGAAGAAATCTAAAAAAGATAAAGGTGCTGCTGAAGCTGTTTCAACGAAACGTGAACGAAACACACCTCAAGCAGACGAATCTTCCACTTATTTAAAAGAGTCTCAAGTTCAAGCGATGTCTCCGCAAGAATATGAGAAACACTCTGACGCAATTATGGAAGCTATCCGCACAGGAAAGTTTATCTATGATATTTCTGGTTCTGCCAGATAAAAAAGTGTTGACAAATAGTTATTTTTCAGTATAACTATATGTAACCAAGTGTGGATGTATAGCGCAATATGTCCACACATAACAGCAAACAAGCACAGCTTACGGATTACCTGACGAATTTGGCCTGTTGAACAGTAGGGCGGCCACCTTGCTAGAATACACACCCAAACGAATTAGCCTCTGATTAGTCTGGTGAGTTTGCATCTGTAGAAAAATGCTAAAACTTTAGGAGAAAAACATGGCATTCGCAACCGCTGCGGGTTATGGTAATCTTCCTAACGGTAATTTTTCACCTGTAATTTACAGCAAACAGGTGCAGCTTGCTTTCCGCAAGTCTGCCGTTGCTGAAGCAATCACTAACAATGATTACTTCGGTGAGATTGCTGCAATGGGTGATTCCGTTAAGATTATCAAGGAACCCGAAATTACCGTCAAGTCTTACGCACGTGGCACAACAATTACGCCACAAGACCTTGACGATGAAGACTTCAACCTGACAATTGACAAAGCTAACTACTTTGCATTTAAGGTTGATGACATTGAAGAGGCACACAGCCACGTAAACTTCCAGCAATTGGCAAGTGACCGTGCTGCGTACCGTTTGGCTGACCAGTTTGACCAAGACGTTCTTGGTTATCTGTGTGGCTTTAAGCAGTCTGCTCTTCATGGCGCACCTGATACAGTTAACACAACTGTAAATGGTTCAAAAGCTGTTTCAACTGCAGGTTCTGACGAACTGTTGTCATCAATGAAACTGGAAGCTGACGATTTCGGTGGCTCTTCAGGTTCATCAATTGGCATTCAGCCACGTCTGCCGGGTGCTTCAGCAGTACCGGGTTCAGGTAACGCTAACCCAACCATGATTATTGCTCGTATGGCTCGTAAGCTAGACCAGCAAAATGTGGACTCACAAGGCCGTTGGCTTGTAGTTGACCCAGTATTCCTTGAGGTACTGAAAGATGAAGATTCAAAACTTCTGAACTCAGACTTTGGTGGTGCTGGTCTGCAAAACGGACTCGTTGTAAATAACCTGCACGGCTTCCAAGTGTATGTTTCAAACAATCTACCATCAATTGGTACTGGTTCTGGTACAACTGGTGGTACAAACGCATCAAACTATGGTGTGATTGTTGCTGGACATTCATCTTCAGTAGCTACTGCAGAGCAGATTAACAAGACAGAAACATATCGTGACCCTGACAGCTTTGCTGACATTGTTCGTGGTATGCACATGTATGGTCGCAAAATTCTGCGTCCTGAAGGTCTTGTTAACGCTAAGTTTAACTTGGTATAAGGGGAGTATTGAAAAATGGCTAACATTACTGCATTACTTCATCCCGAATCAGGTAACTCACAGCGTGGACGTAATCCGTACTACGTAGATGTCACAATTGACCTGACAACAAATAGCATTGCCCCCGGTGATACTATTCAGGCAATTACCGTACCTGCTAACACATTAATCATGGCAGCAGGTTTTCAAGTTGTAGAATCTGCAACTATGAATACAGGTACAGATGCAACTGCTGCTCTTGGCTTCACTGGTGGTGATGTTGATGAGTTTGCAGCCGCACTGGACATTGACGGTGCATCTGATGGCGATTACGCTCCGCAGGTTTCAATTGATGGACTAGCACCATCTACTTCTTCCGACACAATTGACTTTGTGCTGGCAGGTAGTGGTGCGTCATTCTCAGCAGGTAAGCTACGTGCTTACGCTGTAATGATGGACATCAGTGACCAAGGTGACATGGCTGCTGACGAAGTAGACCGTGACACACTTGCATAAGTAATCACTTAGTGGGGGCAGCTTCGGTTGCCCCTGCTTACTCTTTTAGGATTTACAGATGGCATACGATTACTTAGGCTTGACAAACGAAGTGCTGGCAAGAATGAATGAGGTAGAACTGACTTCCTCTAATTTTGCAAGTGGCGCACGTGGATTTCAAGTACAATGTAAAAACGCAGTAAATGATGCTGTCAATTACGTCAACCAACGAGAGTTTGGTTGGCCTTTTTCACATGCGACTAGCACTGTAACACTTGTAGCAAACACAACACGTTACACTGTTCCTGCTACAGCAACGCATGTAGACTATGAAACATTTAGAATATCAAAAGACAATACTCTTGGTGTGGCTGGTACAACACTACGTGTGCTTGACTATAAAGAATATGTAGACAGATTTATTGACCAAGAAAGTACATCAGATGTAGGCGGTGTACCTATTTATGTATTCCGTACACCCGACAATAACTACGGTTTGTATCCTTATCCTGATGCAGCTTACGAATTAAAATTTGAATATTTTGACAAGCCCACTGCTCTTTCTGCAGCAACAGATGTACCAACTATACCTGAACAGTTTCGTCAGGTAATTGCAGATGGTGCTACCGCATATGCCTATCAGTATCGTGGTGAAGCACAGCAGTATGGTATAAACTTCTCACGTTTTGAAGAAGGTATTAAGCACATGCAGTCTATACTGCTAAATAGAGCAGACTACGTAAGGTCAACTTATATACCGCACTCACAGAGATACGGCATTAACATAGCAGCATTTTAGGTGATACATGGCAGACGAATCAGGACTTAGCCCATTTGTCTTTGCCTGTTCTGGGGGATTGGTACTAGACCTTTCTACTTTTGATATGCAACCGGGCATGGCACTTGAGTTGCAAAACTTTGAGCCAGATATTAAAGGTGGATACAGACGCATCTCTGGCTATACAAAGTGGAACAGCAATATTGTACCACAGGATGCTAGTGCTAGTGAAAAGGTACTAATGTCTGCTTACTTTAACGGTAAGGTTATTGCAGCCCGTGGAACTAAAATACACGAAGCTGGCAAAACAGGTAGTTGGACACAAATTGATACAGGTAGAACCAGTGCTGGTAAATACACACACTTCCGTTACAATTTGGCTGGCACAGATTTTATCGTGTGGGCCGATGGTGCAAATAATGCGACCAAGTATGATGGCACTACTGTTACTGATATTAACGCAACAGGCGCACCTGCTAACCCGAAGTTTGTAGTAG